AAACTAAACATACCACTATTTATAAAAAAGGGAGACACCATTTCTGATGCCTCCCCACTACTTTTTCTAAGTGTCAGTCTTTTTATGTGGTGTTACGACTCAAAGAGACTTTCTGCACAAAGGACTATCTGACTTACCTTATTCGTTTGCCAACTTCTCAAAGTATGACATTGCGTCATCATCGTCATCATCCACTGATGCCATAGCAGGAGCAGGTTCTGATTTGAAGTTTGGTGTGAATGGAACAACATCCTCTTCTGCAATTGCAGCAGCAGTCTTTGTTGCAACAACAGTTCCAGAAAGAACTGCATCCAAACGAGTTTTCAATTCGTCATACGACTTAAAGTTAGAGGCATCGTTAAACTCTGCAAGAGAATGCTCTGCATTGTAGATTGTCTCCAACTCATCATCAGTTGGTTTTAGTTGAGAGGTTGACTCAAACTCTGACTTATCATAGTTCCAGTAACCATCAACCTTACGAATTTTCAACTTGAAGTTTGCACCTTCCCACAAATCAAATGGATTGATTGGTGTTTCGTCTGCAAATTCAGGCTGCATGGCTTCCATAAGTTTGTCGAAAATCTTCTTACCAAACTTATACAGCATTACCTTACCATTGTTTTCTGGATTCATTGAATCTTCAACAACATAGATGTTGGCATAGTATGACAGTTTGCGCTTCTGCTTGCGAGCAGTTTCTTTGTCGGCATCGCTACCGCTATTCCAAAGACGGCGATTAACCTCGCCTACTGGGTCCTTACCACCATTGGTAGTCAAGGAGTTTTCAATATACCATCCGCCAGGACCTTGGAAGGCGTGACTATACAGTTTTGCCCAAGGCACATCCTCTCCATCAGGCGCGGGGAGGAAACGAATGATTGCAAACCCATTACCAGCGGTGTCAACACTGGGTTTCCAAAGACGCTCATCGCCACTGGAATTGGAGTTTGTTTTCTCAAGCTCTTTTGTCAAAGTTGCAAAGGAGTTTTGAGACTTGCGCTTAAGATCAGCAAAAGACATAGGATTCTTAGATTAGGTTGGATTTGGTTTGTGTGACGCCTGTATCACTCATTCATTATAACAGGGCAAGAGGGCAGCGTCAACCCTTTGCCTCTAACTCTGCCTCAAACTCATCGAGCTTGGACAGCATCGCACCCATAAGGTTGCGGACATCTTCAGTGCCCCACCACCCATAGAGGAGTCGAGCACCGTCTTCGATGTTTCTAGTCATGTCCTTTGCCCTAGGGTCATCGGACAGTTTCATTCTAGTATAAAAGATTTGTTGTTTTTCAATCAGAGAACGAATAGTCCCAATGTAATCAAGAGCCTGCTCTTTCGTGCCATCTAGTGGCTTTTCCATAGTGAGTTGCATTGCTTTTGCTTGCAACTCCTCCATTTCTCGTGCCTCTTCGCGGACGATATCTGAATCGAAAAAATCTGTCATACCAGCATTAGTTTTGCTCTGGACGTTTTTTTGATGAAGTTGAGCTCTTGAGCATCATGCTTCAATTTTTCTTTAAGAGGTTTAGTGATGAGTTTTGACACCGTTTCAACCTCAATACTATTTAAATCACAATAATGTAGGATAGCATCAATATAATTCATTCCATTATAAGATGCAATCTTCTCCACATCTTGAGAGAATTTCGCAGCAGTCATAAATCTATCCTCTAGTATGTCTCCTTTATTCATAGGTTTTTTTGTAGTGGTCTCTATACCCGATGAGTTTTTGAAGGTATTCCTTCTTTGGTGTTTCTACAAACACCTGAGTGTCTCCGCTTTCACAAGCGATGATAGTTACTATTTTGTTTACTTTTAGGTTGTATCTTTCATACAGCATACATGCATACGCTGTCTCCTGTATCAAGTAATCTTCAATCCACTTGAGTTTCTTTTCTTTGGTTGAGGTTTTGAAATCGATGATAGATAACTCACCGTCAAACTCAGCAATACAATCTACGCGCCCTGCTATCTCTAAGTGGTCAGAATATAATGCTACTTCTTGTGCGTAGATATTATTAATGCGACTTAATGTTGTTTTAGTATTTTTAAACATCACCAAGGGCAAGTGTTTCCCCTTGAATTTTTCTTCGTCATACGCATTATTTAGCCAGTCTTCACACATGAGGTGGAAGTCTGTCCCGCGAGATGCGGCACGAGTAGAGATACGATTCGCTTTTTCTTCACCAACATTGCGCCTCCACTTCGCAATGCCTGCTTTCTTTTCAGGATTACTACCAATAACAGTAGTGATAGAGGGATACTTTCCACCAGACGGGGTGAGATAATATCTCTTCCCGTCAATCATTTCGGCATCCATCTCAGTTGTAGTCAATGGCACATGATGAAAAAGCATATCAAAGACCTAGATTTGTTTTGCTAATTAGATAACTACGGACAAGACCACTACGTACAATGTCCTCAAGTTGAAACTCTACTGTCGCAAACTCTTCCATCGTTTCAATGATACGCATGAAGTCAATAATACCATTGCGCTCATGTGTTTTCACAAGGTCAGACTGTCTAACATCTCCACAAAAAATAATCTTAGAGTCTTGACCAACGCGGGTGATGATACTGTCTAACTCATGGAAGTTTAGATTCTGCATCTCATCAATCAGAATGATAGCATTATCAAATGTAGTGCCACGAATGAATGATGTAGACCAGAAAGAAATAGTTTCCTGGGACTTCAGATTGTAATATAGTTGGTCAAACTCCTGGTCTGAAGACATCTCAAACATATATTTTACCATATTCTTATAAGGAATTTGGTAAAGCGATGACTTATCTTCATGGTCTCCAGGCAAGAAACCAATCTCGCGTGTAGATACTAATGACCTTACAATATATACTTTCTCATAAGGTGTATGCTCACTGAGGACATCTTTAAGAGCAAGGTATAAAGCGATAAATGTTTTACCAGTACCTGCACAACCATACCCAAACATGTTTTTGTTTTTGGCATATTCCTCAAAGAATATACGTTGATTGTCAGTGAGTGGCTCGATGTCTGTAAGGATATCGGCGTTGAGGGGTTTCTTCCTCTTCATCTGCTTGGCACTCAGTCCATTTGCTGAGCCACCATTCTTCTTTCTAGATTTTACAGGCATAATTAGAGTCTATCTACATTAGAACCAGGGACATTTGATGCCTTGTTAATAATTGTTTTCCAATCACTATCAGTTTTATTTTGCCAGTTTCCTATTTCGGAAACAGCGTGAAGCAGCGTTGGCATTTGTGTGACGTTTGGGTTATCCGCAAGATATTTCTCACGGTCTGCCATATACATCCACTTCTCAAACTCTTCACCAGAGTTATTGTCTTTGAATTTGTAAGTCGGCATTGTTAATAAACCAAGTGGGCATTTCAGATGGGGAGGTCCAGCGAGCAAAAGCAACCTTATCTCCGCAATAATAATTACGATATGACTGGACACAATCGCTGGGCACCTTGTATTTATCGGGCATTGCAGGAGGTGGGTCTGACCACGACACAGAAGAATCTATGTTGAGTGGAGAATACTGAAGGTGAGGTGCAAGCGATTGTGTCTTATGTATTCTACCATATCTTTTTGTATATTGGTCGCAACATTGCTCAAAGAGAAGATACAACCATTGATACTGGACTCTGCTTTGTCTGGTCCAGATAGCAGATGGATGATTAAAGTGACATGCTTTGTATAGATTCTCTTCTCTGTTATCTGGAAGACGATAACGCTTTACTGTTATACCTTTTGGTGACTTTTCCTTATACAAATCGCCGTCGAGCACACGATGTGCAGTAGAAAGAAGTTGAGCGTACTCAATAATCATCTTTACTACGTGCTTATCGCAATGCTCGACGGCGCATTGTTGTGGATTTTTATCTAGATAGAAAATATTCACTGAGAGATATCATCCTGTGGTGTCATAGTCAGTTTATCACACCACACATGAAATTGCAACAGGACATCTGGGAATTGTTTACGATTGTCTCAAACGCACTCTCCACATCTCAACCACCTCGTCATACACACCACCCTGGCAAGTCTGCATCCACCCAGCAGCATCTGGATTATAAAAAACTACCTTAAGCAATTCTTTTTCAGTGTCAGATTCTACCACATCACAAGGAATCCATCCTCTATCAGCAGAAGAGAGAAACTCATAGGGGAATTTTACTTTGTCATATTTTGACAGAATAATATTTCTTTCTTCTGTATTTTGGTATGCTTCTTCTAGTTTCTTATGTAAGTCACCAATTTCTGGTTTATTCTTGTCCATCTGTCCACTCCAATGCTTCTGATACTGTGGGGAATTGCTCAACAAAGATATCTTTGCAAGCGTTTGCTACCTCCATGTGCTCTTTCTGTGTGCCATTGGCAGAGCGCAAAGAGATATAATGAATCCATGATCTACATGAACCGCTCATGTAAATTTTTGTGGGCACACAGAGGGGAAGCACATTTCTTGCACATTCCTTTGCCACACCACGCTCCAACATTTGTTTATATAATGCCATAGAAGAATCAAACAGAGTCTGCATCTGCAACTCAAGATTTTGCACTTCAAACGCATCAA